ATAAGAAAAGAGTTGCAAAGTTGGGTTCGTACTGCTAAGGTGCTTCGCATAACAGATGACTTGAAGTATGAAAAAGAGATTGACATTAATAATATGAAGGAGATGATATGGAATTAGCATTAATTAGAAGTTTAATGGACAGAGAGTTCTACGAAGACCATCGTGGAGCAAGATGTCCTAATAGATTGTTCAGTAAAGATGTAAGAAAAATAAAAGAGGTCATAGATAATGCTATGACTAGGTATGATAGGACTGTCACACCTGATGAGATTGAAGCATTGTTTATGTCTAACAATCCATCTATGACTACAGCACAGAAAGGTGCGTATAGTTCTTTATTCTTGAAGATTAAAAAAGAACAGAAGCTAGGCGAGGATATAGCTAAAGAAGTTTTATCAAAACTTTTCCAGCAGATTATAGGTGAGGACATAGCTAATCTTGGATTTGATTATGTTAATGGTGCAAAGAGTTCTTTAGAACCTCTGAGAGCATTGCTAGAGCAATACGGAGATGACTTTACACCAAGCATGGATATACAATGGGATGATATAAGTATAGAAACATTACTTGCAAAGAATGATTTGGAAGCAAGATGGTCATTTAATATACCATCTCTATGCAGAAAGGTAGAGGGTATAAATGCAGGACATCTAGTTGAGATAGGTGCTAGACCCAACACAGGTAAAACATCTTTCCATGCTAGTCTTATAGCAGGTCCGGGTGGGTTTGCATCTCAAGGTGCTAAGTGTATAGTGCTTTGTAATGAAGAAGGTTATCACAGGGTAGGTGCTAGGTATCTGACAGCAGGTACAGGTATGAACCTACATCAGGTGAAAGAGAACCCATCTCAAGCACAGGAATTATATTCCAAGATAAGAGATAACATACGAATAAAAGATACAACAATGTATGACATGAATTGGGTAGAGTCAGCAGTTAAATCTTCTAGACCTGACATAGTTGTATTAGATATGGGTGATAAGTTTGCTACTTATAATGGATTTGCAAGAGCAGATGAAGCATTAAAAGCATGTGCTATACATGCAAGACAAATAGCAAAGCAGTATGAATGTGCTGTGTTATATATGTCTCAGTTAAGTGCAGAAGCTGAGGGCAAGATAGTATTAAATCAAAGTATGATGGAAGGCAGTAGAACAGGTAAAGCTGCTGAAGCAGACTTGATGATACTGATTGCTAAGAATCCTCAAGTTGAAGGACAAGAGGAAGAGGATGCACAAAGACATTTAAACGTAGTTAAAAATAAATTATCAGGTTGGCATGGAAGTGTGCATTGCGAACTTGATTATAAATTAGCAAGGTATACAGCATGAGCGACTCAAAAGAGTGGGTATACGTAATATCCAATCCTGCATGGAAAGGTTGGGTAAAAATAGGTATGGCAGTTGATGTTAATAAAAGGCTATTAAACTATCAAACTTGTTCACCTTTCAGAGACTACAAGGTAGAGTTTGTTGTTCCTGTTACAGATGTAAAAGTAGCTGAAAGCACAGCCCATGAAAGGGCTAGTTGGATAGCTGAAGATGAAAAGAATGAATGGTTTAAGATGCCTTTAGATAGTGCCATAGAAGTAGTAAGGAGTATAAAAAATGAAATTAGTTCTTGATGTAGAAAATACTGTAACTGAACGTGAGGGTAAGTTACATTTAGACCCATTTGAATCTGACAATAGTCTGATTATGGTGGGTGCTTTAACTGAAAGTGGAGATGAATACTTATACAGAATGGATGAGGATGCATCTTACTTTAATAAAATACAAGAGTTACTAGATAAGACAACAGTTCTTATCGGACATAATATCGTTCACGATTTAATGTGGTTATGGGAAAGTAACTTTAAATATAATGGTGATGTGTTTGATACTATGCTAGGTGAGTATGTATTACAACGTGGACAGAAACAAGCGTTGTCATTAGAGATGTGTGCTGAAAGATATAACCTAGATACGAAGAAGCAGGACACACTAAAAGAATATTTTAAACAAGGCATGGGTGTAGATGAGATACCACCTGATGAGTTATCATCTTATTTAAGTAGTGACTTACATGCTACAAAGGAGTTATATAATGAGATTACTAATAAACTTTCTACCGAAGAATATAGTGGACTTACTAATACAGTTAGTCTTACTAATCGTGTCGCCCTTACTTTGGCTAATATATATAGAAATGGTTTTCGTGTGGATGTGGCTAAGTTAAGTAGCGTTAAAGAAGAATTTACAAAAGAAAAGAAAGAGATTGAAGAGTTCTTACAGGCAGAGGTTAGAGATTTCATGGGTGACACACCTATCAATCTCAATAGTCCTGAACAATTATCTTGGTTAATATATAGTAGAAAGCCAAAAGATAAACAACAATGGACAGTTATGTTATCTCCACATATGCACATTGAAGAGTATAAAAGAAAGGTTAAAGAACATTCTAATATACTTTATAAAACTAAGGCGATAAGATGTCAAAAATGTGATGGCAAAGGAAAGATACGTAAGATTAGAAAAGATGGTACACCTTTTGCTAAGGAGAATAAATGTCCTACATGTAATTCATTAGGCTATTTATTTATGCCAACAAAAGAAATTGCAGGTATGAAGTTTACAGCACCTAATTCTAAGTGGATTTCTGCACATGGTTGGAGTACATCTAAGGCTAATCTAGAGTTACTTACATCCATAGCTAGACAGAAAGGCATGAAGAAAGCTGAGACATTCTTATCAAAAGCCATACGTCTGTCAGCACTAGATAGTTATTTATCTTCTTTTATAGATGGTATAGATAACAATTTAAAGTCAGATAATTTATTGCACGTTAGATTACTACAACACAGGACAGCCACAGGCAGGTTCAGTGGAGCAGACCCTAACATGCAGAACATGCCTAGAGGTGGTACGTTTCCTGTTAAGAAAGTATTTATATCTAGGTGGGAAGGTGGCAAGATACTTGAAGCAGACTTTGCACAATTAGAGTTTAGGACTGCTGCATATTTGTCACAGGATAAAACAGCAATGAAGGAGATTGAAGATGGATTTGATGTACATAGCTACACTGCGAAAGTTATTTCGGAGAGTGGTCAGAAGACTACGAGACAGGAAGCAAAAGCCCATACCTTTGCACCCCTCTATGGAGCAACAGGATTTGGGAGAACTCCTGCTGAAGCAACATATTATAAACAGTTCACGCAGAAATACAAAGGCATTTCCCTTTGGCATTCTAAGTTGGCTGAAGAAGCTATGAGTACACGCAAGATAACAACACCATCAGGTAGAGAGTTTTCATTTCCCTTTGTAGAACGAAGGTCAAATGGTTCTGTTACATTCTTTACACAGATAAAAAACTTTCCTGTACAATCATTTGCAACTGCAGATATTGTACCTGTAGTGTTGTTGGATATTGAAAAACAATTAGATAAATTACAATCATGTATTGTAAATACTGTGCATGATAGTATTGTTATAGATGTCCACCCCAACGAGGAACAAGATGTTATTAATGTTATTAAGAATACAAATAGTAATCTTAAAGATATTATTGACAGTCAGTTTAATATTAATCTGAATGTTCCTCTAGAACTAGAAGCAAAAATAGGTAATAATTGGCTTGACACGAAAGACATAGCCTGATATAACTAGACATTCAAATTAGAAAGGAGCATATAATTATGTTAGATAATAATACAATTGATACAAATAACTTCTCTGCAATGGCACAACAAATGGGCATGAATGCAGACATGTCACAAAATAAACAGACTTCGCAACTTGCGAGGTTAAAGATATCTCACTCCCCAATCATGGGTGAGATTGAAGTGAAGGGTAAAAAAACCCAAGCTGCCATAGTAAATGGTGGTGTCTATAGAATAGATGACTTAAATAACAATAATACTTTCTATTCTGATGATGTAAAAATCAGACCTTATGTACAGAGATTTATGTACAAAAAGTTTGTAAAGCCGGAAGGTGGCAAAGGTTTTTATGTTAAGACTGTTATGTCAGATAATCTAAATGTAGATTTAAAGGATAACATGGGTGGTTTTAACTGTGGCAAACCTACAGGTTTCGTCAAAGACTATGCTTCACTACCTGATAAAACAAAAGCACTCTTAAAAAGTATTAAGAGAGTTCGTGTTTTAATAGGTACTCTATCAGCTAGTAATGTACTCAATGCTGATGGTAACGATGCAATGGAGATTGCAAATCTACCTTTCATATGGGAGATAGATAATAGAGATGCTTTCAAGGTTATGGGTGATGCTGTATCTAAGATTGCTTCTATGAAACATCTTACTTTGCAACACGAGATAGCACTTGCAAGTGAAGAAAGAAAGCTACCAAGTGGTAACACTTATTATATTCCTGTAGCAACTGTTAATAAAGATACAATTGAGATTGTAGACCAAGACCAAGACCATTTCGCTGAGTTCATGCAGTGGATTGAAAACTACAACGTATACATCTTTAACGCTTGGAAGGATAAGGCAGGTAACACTGAGGATGCTATTAGCAAAGAGGATGAAAAGGTAGTTGATGACTTTGTAAAAGTTACTGACGAAGAGTTCAACGGACAGTTTTAATGAACTCAGTAGCTGAATTAAAGTTACATACCTACCTTGAAAAAGCAGGTAAGGGTCTTGCAGGTATGAGTGATGACACAATCGAAATGGTTGTGTCACACATTCGTGATGCACTAAAGAAACAATTCTCTCGTGAAGAGGATAATACATTTAGATTACGAATGTCTAATATCGGCAGACCCTACTGCCAACTTTGGTTTCAAAAAAACAAACCTGATAAGAAAGTAGAATCACCTAAAAGAATACTTAACTTTATGCTAGGAGATATAGTTGAAGCTGTATTTAAAGGTGTGCTAACTGAAGCAGGTGTAGACTTCGAAGATAGTAAAGAAGTCAAATTAAAATTAGGTAAGTCAAATATAAAAGGTAC